ATGCGCTACGAAGAATTGCCCGGCCCGCTCACTGGCTGGACCTACGACGAGAACGGGATCATCCACACCGCCAGCGGCTACAAAACCACCGCCAGGCAGATCGAGTTCTGCATGTGGATGTACGCCTGCATGACCACCGAAGCAAAACGCTGGATGATTCGTAGCGACCAACAGCCTGGCGCACTGCGAACACTCTACGATCGATCAGACTTGTACAGCGAGTCGGCGGAAAGAAAAGAAAAAGCGGCCGGCGCCCTTCGGGCACAAGCGGCAGCACGCGAACTCAACGATGGGCGCCGATGAGCGTTTCCGGCGGCCTGTAACCCGCGTGAATGGCCGAGCTTTGCTCTGGCCAACGATCCCCCCCAGCTGCAGGGTCGCCCGCTAAAGCGGGCGCCCCGGCAGCTCTGCGAGTATCGACGGAACCACCGCCCGCAACGGACCTATCACGCCGACCCTCGTCGAAAGGCTCCCGCCGAGGGTTGTAGACACCATGACGCGCATAGGTACGACACTCCGCGAGGGAGCCGATTTTGTACGGTGTCACCTGCTCGGTGTAGCACGTGCAAAGCATGTCGCCCGGTTGCTTCGGGGCCTCGTACTCGATGCAGAGCAAGTCAGGGTGGGCGCTCACTTGCTGGCCATCGAAAATCGGCGCTGACCATGGCTGGTTAGCGATACGCGGGATTTGTGCCTTGACATACTCGGCAACGGTCATGTGCTTGGAATCGCCGGCGACGGAACCGCCAGGCAGCAGAGAAGTAGACGCCGTGCCCGGAACCTTCTCGCCATGGCCCATGATGCGCGGAACGAAGATAATAACCAGCGGAAGTGCGATGACGGCCGCAGCCACCAGAATCAATTTCTTGGGGACCCGGCGCTTGACGGTGTGGACTTCGGCCGAGTGATACAGCTCAAAACACCTTTTCGGGTACCGCCAGAGCGACTTCGTAGCACGCTTACGCTCGGCACTGGACAGAGGCGACATGCACACAGCCGGCCAGTCATAACGATCCACCATATGAGAACCGAACTTGCGCACCAGGTGGGTATGGCGATCGATCAAGCCACGCACGTAGGTATCGAGGTAGCCGGGAGCCTGGGTCATCAACAGAAAATCATGACCAAGATGCCGATGCTCGGAAAGCTTGCGTATCCACGCCGGAGCGTCGCCCGCGCGACGCATCGGGAAATACTTCTGCGCTTCGTCCACGACGAAAATAGAACCCGCTGGATACTCGTACCACTTTTCCAAATCCTCCGGGCCGATTACCTGCGCAACGCCATCCTTCAACCCATCGACACCCAAGACAAAGACCGGACGTGAAGCATCAGATTGCCGCCACTCCAGCATGCGCGAGACAGCACCCAACGACTTGCCCGCACCAGGCAAACCCGTTACTAGTTCAATAGGCACGGATCAACTCCCCGATTTCGTCAGCGCGATTTTCGCGCCCTGGGCGGCATACTTGGCGGCAATGGCGGAGAGCACGATCGTCACAGCCTGGTCGATGCCAAAGAACCCAATCCAGTTAACAAGAAAATCTGCATGAGAAAACTCGTTAGCAATAAGGCTCTTGAAACCATCCACACCGAACTTGTAGGTGGTAATGGAGAGACCGAGCCAGACCAGGGCAGCAACGGTCCAGCCGCCAACGCGGCTCCTCATGATGGCAGCGAAAAACTCGCCGATAGCAGTCACCCATGCCCACATGTCACTTCACCCCCGCGATGATTTTCGCCGCCATGAAGTAGGCCAGCGCCAGAACGATGTACTTCAGGAACGAAAGAAGGTTGCACTTGTCAGCGAGCGGAATAACCACCGAAGAACCCATAGTTTCGAAGCTAATATCCTGCAAAGGGCACGATGTGGAATAACCGAAGCCGGAGCCATCGAGGTTGCCGGAACCTGCGCCAAGATCGACCGAACTGGAAACCGCCGAGCTACCGGGATCAGCACTGTTGTCGGTCGGATCGCCGGCGTAGCTCGAAGGTGGAGAACCTATCGAACTGCCCGACGCAGCGCACGCGCTCTTGTGCGTATTCGCAGCAATGCCACACAGCACGGCGTCGCCGAAGCACGCAGGCGGCGTGTCGCACCCATCGTCACGGTACGTGCCAGAGCATCCGGAAGCCGTAGGCTTAGAGCCATTAGGACAGTTACCATTCGCGTCCGTGCCATTCTTGCCGGTGTTGCCGCTACCCCCGGTGTTGGAACCGGTACCACCCGGAGACGACGAACCCGGCGGGGGCGACTCGCTACCCGAACCACCCGACGACGTACCACTGTAGTTGTTCGTCGTGTAGTTGTTGGTCGTGCCAGCGTCGTTGATAGTGTAATTATTGGTTGTATCGGGAGGCGTACCGTTCTTGATCGGCGGATCAGGCGGCGGAGGCACAGGATTGCCATCCTTGCCCAAGCACTCGGAGCCGGTAGCACCCGACGCACAACCACCCGGATCGGGCGTTTTTCGCGGTACGCAGAACCATTCGCCGGATTGCGACTGCGAGCAGAAATTGTCGTCGAAAGGGTTGTAGCAGCTCGCAACGCCCTTCTTGCAATGATCGTACGGAGTCAAAATCGGTGGCTTGGGAATCGTGCCACCAGTACTCGTACTAAAATTACCCGCGCAATAACCGCCAGAAAGCACAAAATGCCCAGTTGTGACGGCGTCCGATTTATCAGCCGCACTCCAAGCGGACTGCGCTAAATCGAGCGTCTCACAGCAACCGCCGGAGGACGAAACCTGCTGGCCCGCACCGACGCCACCACCCGGATCAGCAAACGAATAATCCGCCTGACCGTCCGGCGACGTTCCAGCCGCGCAAGAGGACGCAACACACCAATAGAACGCATTGTACGCAACGCTTTTCGTCGAATTCATCGAAGAATAAGAGGCGTTAGACCAGTTGCCCATCGAAGGATTAGCTTGAATGCATTCCGCACGCGGAGAAACACTGTTACCGGGATTAAAACGACAGAAACCACCGCCTGTAGTGTCGTGCGCCGCCGCATCACTCACACACGCAGCGTACGCCTCGGCGTCGCTGGTCCAAAGCGTATCCGGCCCGATCTTGCCCGCAAGCGCGGGCACGGCCAAGAGCGTCAACAAAAAACCGAGAAAAAAACCGCGCATTACTCATCCCCCGATCCAGAAAGCAAAATCCACCCGGCGCCGAGCAACGCGACCAGGACGAAATAGCCGGCGATATCAGCGAGAGACATGCGACTTCCGCGCGGCGCGTGAGCGGCACCACGTCGCCAGGATGGAGACAACCTCAAGGGCCTTGTGCGCGCCGAAAAGCACCAATAACACGAGCCACGCCCACCACCGCATCGCCACGTAGAGGTATGGCGGTGAGAACCACACATTGAGCAGATGCGGAATGGTCACGGCCCGTAGAACTTACTGCCGGCGCCCGTGTACTTGCCGCCCTCGCCGATCTCCCGAGGACTCCACCCCTCGGAGCGAAGCTCGCGATACACCGCAAACCGCTCCGAACGCGCGTCAATCGGATCACGCGCACCGCCCTCCCCCGAAAGCAAACGCCAAGCGCGAATGCCCCAGGACGCGGCCAACAACGCCCCACCAATACTGGCGCCAGCGATCAGAGCCGAATCCACAACAGAACTAACAGCCGAAACGTCAAAGGACACGACACACCTCCCGAGAAAAACGAGGCCGGCAGCGCTACCGGCCACGCCTACAACACCAGACCAACGCCTCGATCAGCCCGCACCGCGCAGCCACTTCCACGCACGGATGCCGTAATGCATCGACAACGCAGCCGCACCAATGATCGCGGCGGCAGCCACGACCGCAGTGATCGTGCCCGTGACCGACGTGACATCGAACGTGGTCTGTGCCATCGACGGCCCCGCCAGCGCGACCATCGAAAGCATCAACGCGACCAGGTACTGCTTCGCGGGAACGGCCGCGCCCATAACTTTCTGCAACATGATTAACTCCAGACGCGGCGCAGCGACTTCCAACCGAATGCCATGGCCCACGCCGCGAGAATCGCCATGCCAATCGCGCCACCGTCCACCATGGACAGCGGCGGCAAAAATGTAGGAGTCGGCGCGAAGTAGGGAGCCGTGCACGACGCCGGCGTAACGCCCGCACTGGTACTGCTCGCAGGCACCACGTTGAACTCGTCACACGTCAGCACGTACGCCGTCACTTCACGCAGCCTTGCGCACCGGCGCCAACGTCATACCCCGCGACACCGAAAGCCGACCAAAATCGCCCACGTACAACTCGTTCGACGTTTCGTAGATGCCAGGCGCATACGGCTCCTGATCATCTTCGAGGTTCAACACGCAACGCTCCGGATACGCCGCGCCGGGAACGTGAAGATAAGCCTCCTGCTCACGGATCGTGTACGGCCTGCCGGTACGCTTCGCGTTCCCGCTCTTCACCTTCACTTCGCTGTTTTTCACTTCGATTTTCATACAGACCTCCAAAGGTCTATGCGGCCACAAGCTCGCCCGCTACTGGTGAAGCTGCCGGGTTGAACGCGAACCAGTCGGGCAGCTTCGCAACGACCAACTCGCGGTTGATGAAATCGGAAAATGCTTCGCCATCGCCCAAGACAGTGCGAAGCGAGAAAAGGAAACGACCGCACTGCTGCTTGGCGTGACGCATCGCGCCGGAGAAATTCGATGATGCCTTGCCGACCTGCGACGCGATGTGTTCCGCTGCAGCACGAATGAAATAAAGCGCCGGGTATTGACCGCGCATGAAGTCAGCCGGTCGCGTGAGAATGTCCAGCGGGATGACGCGGTACGCCGCACCAAAACGCGCTTCCCAGCGCGTCCAGGACGCAGACTCGTCACCGTCGCGCGCACCCTGCTCCCTGCCCTTCTCGTAAACGCAAAGCTGCTGGTGGCCGCGATCCTTCCCGACGTAACAGGTTTTGCCAGAGCCATCTTCCCAACCAAGCCACTGCACCGCTGGAGGACGCCCGTTAGTGGTGAACTTTCGAGCCGCGATCATCTTCGACACTTCGCGCAGATCGTGAGAACCGCGCAAATCATCAAACGCCACGTCCACACGCGTCAGCCGGGCATCCAATTGCGACAGGCGCAAAGACGCGTGCCCCCACGCTTCGACGTGGGAGCACGCTGCGCCTGTCAACTGGAAATTGACCGTATGCTTCTGACGCTGGCCACCGAACGCAACAAAGCCACACGCCTTACCGTCACGACCGAAGATCACAAAATGGTGATCATAGAAATGGCGGAAGCCCTTGCGTTCGCGCTGCAACTGCAACCCGGCCGCGCCGAACACATCGACAAGGAGCTCCGAAAGCAAAGCGTGTTGCACCCCATCATCGCCCTGGACGAACTGATCGAGCATGAAAGCGCGATCCTCACGCCCTTCGCCCAGCTCACGCTCTTGAATCGAGAAAGAACAAAAATCGATCCCGATCCCCGCGCCCGTTTCGCCCAAAAGGGACTTTCCCCCCCTGTTAGACGAGGGGGGGCAATCAGCGCGAAAGCTGGCTGATTGCAATTTGATAGCATCAGCGGCCATCATGATGCCTCCGAATCAGCAGCCAGAAAAAAGCGACCACCAATCCGGCAGCCGCGCGCGAAGCGAAATATTCAAAGCCGGTCATGACCGAGGCCCCGGGAACAGCGCAGCGGCGTCGGGAAACGCTTCCATATGCACCACGACGCGCGACAACGAACCACCCGGCAGGGAGTCGAGGACACGGAGCGCTTCGCGCTCTGCGCGCTCCCAGCGCGCTTGAGAGAGATAGTCACCGAGCAGACAACAACGCGAGGCTTCGACACTCGCACGCGAAAGCGCTTGTAATGCCCGCTCCCGTTCCTGCCAGGGCGCACGCTTCACAACCCCCCCTGCCACGAACCGCCGTGGTCGCAATAATCCGCAGGGGGATGCTGATCAGAAGGATCAATATCCGTCCCCTGCCCACAGAAGGAACACCGATGTGGCAAAGCGACGTCCACACCACAGCCCGAAAGGGTGACCCGCTGGCGGTCTAGCAGGGGGACCAGACGCGAAAGCAACACCAGCAGGCCACCGCACACCATGACACTGGCGAGACCCACCAGTACCAAAAACAACGACTGAACGATGATCCCCACAAAACCCCCGTGTCAATAGCCCCGTAACACGAGCGCAAGTAAAGTACCCCGTGACAGCTCTGTCAAGAGGTCCGTAACATGAGCGCAACAAAAAATTTGCTTGACAAGTACCGAGAAACGTGCTTGCCGCAAAACGACAACGGCATCGCCAACCGCCTGGGAGTCAGTCGCGCAGCCGTGTCGCGCTGGGTAAACGGAAAGGGACACCCAAACCCGAAAGCCATCGAGCAGATGGCAAAAGAACTAGGAGAGGTAACAGGACCGTGGCTCGCGCAAATCGAGGCAGAACGCGCGACAACGCCAAGCGACAAGCGGGTGTGGCTTCGACTTGCGGCAACGCTTGGAACGGCTCTGGCGATCGCAGTAATCGCCCTACCCCACGCGATCGAGGCCGCTCGAAGACTGCCTATTGTGTAAAATAACTGAGGGGCACTGCAAGGACCCCGGAGCGATTCACGGGCACGGCACCAGACCATCGCTGGTGTGTACCAGATAAGGCGTGCCATCCCCCGCCTTCATCGCGTAG